GCATATTAAAGACATCATTTCTGGATATATGAATGAGTTATTCATTATGGTAGAACCATACACAATAACAACTATGATTAACTTATTATATTGTTATAGCGTAATGGAAATTAAATTTAATAAACTTAAAAAATACGCAAATCCATACATTTTGCAAGGAAAAAACATAATAAGTAATTATATTAAATCACATAATGATGGCAATTATGCTTCTTGGGATATAAAAACAACTATCAATATGTACGATGTTCAACAAAATTTTATTAAGGTACAAGAATATCTAAGTAAAAATCCTCTTAATGAGCATTCACACTTTTCAACTGATGATTGTATTTTTAATTTTGATGAACATTATTATTATGTCGTTTCTAGTTTGGTTGAAGATAGTCTAGTAACTAACAAAATTGTATTAGGGTTCGGTAGTAATGTTATTGATAACAAAATACGTAATAAATGTTCAAACATTCATTTTATTTCATTATCTGTAAATGTAGATGATTTAATCGAACCAATTGAAATTCGTCTTAAAACAAATGAATATAATTATTATATGGTATCTAATAACATTGATAAATATTTTATTTATTATTATTTAAAGTATCATACATATTGTATTTCTGATTGTCTTTGTTTTGACGATTTTAAATATACATTAGAAGTTATGGATAATAATGTAAATATGTTTACTATTACTGAAAAAGATAGTATTTATATTGATAAAGATATATATATTGTAAATATATTTAAAGACAAACCCCAATTAATTCAAGAAGAAGTAGTAAAAGATATTATAGAAGATATTGTAAATACAATTGATACTGATAGTAATAGAAAAAAAACGGAATCATTTGGTGAGCCAGATTATATTAAATTATAGACTGGATAAATTTTGTAAGAAAGAACTTTTCAATATATAATTTATAGATCGTAGATTATAGATTATATATTATAATTAAATAATTTAAAAAAAATTGAACTAATAATATACGATGGTTCCTTCCAGTATAAACGAAACAATGGAAAATACTAGCAATAATACTAAGACTAATAACTGCTCAGCATTTCATAAACTTAAAAATAAATGGAACTTGTGGGCACATTTACCTCAAGATTCCGAATGGACACTTAAAAGTTATAAACTCGTTTATAAATTTAATTCAGTTGAAGAAACAATTGCTATCACTGAATCGCTTCCAGAAGTTCTTATGAAAAATTGCATGCTTTATATTATGAAGGATGGAATTAATCCTATGTGGGAAGCTCCTAAGAATAGAAATGGTGGGTGCTTTTCATATAAAATTTCCAACAAAAATGTATGTGAAGTCTGGAGAGAATTAACCTATGTTTTAGTTGGTGAAACAATTAGTTCTAATTTACCATTTGTTAATAGCGTTACTGGAATCACCATCTCACCAAAAAAGAACTTTTGTATTGTGAAAATTTGGTTAACAAATTGCGACCATCAAAATCCACAAGTAGTTACAAATCAGGTAAAAAGTTTAATGCCACAAGGTTGTTTGTTTAAGAAACATACTCCTGAGTTTTAATAAATACATACTATGTAAAAACACTTTACAAATATATATTTTATTTATATTATAATTTAAATATAATTATTACTTAAATTATAATGAAGTATCCATTTGTCATTTTTTATCGTTTAGATAAGTATTCGGAAATTGATTTGTTTTTTTTAAATTACGCATCTGTTCTTGATTGCACTATTTATATTGCCAATTCAATTGAAAATGTAATGAAGTTGCATGATTCGAATTTTCATTTATTGCTAACATATGGTGACTCATTTGAAAATGAATATCAAAATTCACTGAATGAATGTGTTTCTAATCAAATGTTAATTCGACATGCACATATTGACACAAAGTTGATAAATAATGTTAGTTCTAATCATGTTTTAAGTAATGTGCATGATTTTAATAATTTTGTGAATGATGTTTATATAAAAGTGTGTGCCTTATCAAGAGAACTAACAAGACCTACATTTTCTTTGTTTACATCTTCCTATAATTCCGGTGAAAAAATCTTTCGGGTATATAATAGTTTATTAAAGCAAACTCTTTTGGATTGGGAATGGATTATCCTAGATGATTCACCGGATGATGCAAACTTTGATTTTTTACGTAAGCACTTTATTAATGATTCACGTATTCGTTTATATAGACGCGCAAAAAACAACGGCAGCATTGGCAATGTTAAAAATGAAACAATTGGACTATGTAGAGGCAAATATGTATTAGAAATGGATCATGATGATGAATTAATGCCAGATGTATTAAAGGATTCCACAAAAGTATTTGAAAATAATCCGGATGTAGGGTTTGTTTACTGGGATTGCGCATCAATCTATGAAGATGGAAGAAATCAATCATTTGGCGATTTTATTTGTAAAGGATATGGCAGTTATTATTCACAAAAGTTAGACGATGAAAAGTGGAGACTAGTTTATATTACTCCAAATATTAATAATATTACAATGACACATTTGGTATGCTGTCCTAATCATCCTAGAATATGGAGACGAACTACATTATTTGAAATGGGAAGTTATAGCGAATACTTGCCTATTTGTGATGATTATGAGATAATTGTAAAAACAAGTATACTAACAAAGGTTGCCAAAGTACATCGTATTGGGTATATACAATATATGAATAATTCAAACAATAATTTTTCGCTTATTCGTAATTGGGAAATTAATCGTATTGGTCCTTATTATATTAGCCCTATTTATTATGATTTGTATAAAGTAGATGACAAAATGAAGGAATTAAACGCATATGAAGATGAAATATATAAAAGCAATTGTTCTAAAATATGGCAACGAGATAACAAGACATATAAGCATAAGTATGCCAATTTAATCGTAAATGATAAATATGATTGTCAAATATGTATACTTGGTTTAGATACACTTGTGCTTCATATTGACGAAATAAAAGAGTTATATAAGAATGAAAGAAATGATTTTATTTTGTTAGATACAAAGTGTAAATTAGAGTATCTATGGTCCAAATTGGAGTATTATGGTTTGGATAGAATGAAATGTTATACGTTTGAAGACGAAACCGAAGAAAACTTACTTAATTACTTTCATTTATTGTATTCATCAACCAAACAGTATAAGATTATTAATATGGATTTTAATAAAGTAAAGTTTAATACACAACTGGAAAGTAGATCTGATATTATTAATAAACTAACAAATCCTACAAATAAATATTTAGAAATAGGTGTTGAATATGGACAAACATTTAATAATACACATTTTACAAATAAAGTAGGAGTTGATCCTGATCCTAAACTAACAATGAATAAAGAATTAGTTTTACATCTAACATCCGACGAATATTTTGAACAATTAGATAAAACAACATATACATTATTTGATACTATTTTTATTGATGGAATGCATCAACTAGAATATTTTGTAAATGACTTGAATAATTCGGTAAAACACTTGTCTGAAACTGGGTCTATATTTATTGATGACATTTTACCATTTACTTATTTTGAACAATTAAAAATCCCTATTAATCATCATTATGATAATAATATTTTAAAATATGATGAATTTTGGACAGGCGATATATGGAAAGTTATTTATCATATCATAACAAAATATTCACAATATGTTAAACGTTTTACTTACTTTTATCATTCGAATTTTAGAGGTGTTGGTAATATAGTTTTACAAAAAGACGCACAAGACAAACAATTGTATATTCCAAAGGATGAAATTGTTTCTATTAATAAATATGATTATTTTCTACATTATCCATTGTATTTACAAATGTTGCAAGAATTAAATAAATAACATTAATATACTTGTTAAATTTGTTAGTTGTAAAATTATATAACTAACAAATAAAATATTTAATCTAGCACATACATACTACGTTCATTCATTTTTGATTGATTAATATTTTGAATTAAACTTAGTAACTGTTGTTGAGAATTTCTAAAATCAGGATGATTAATAATTTCAGTAATATACGAGATAGTTTCATCAAACCTTTTTAATTTAAAACAACAATGAATTAACTCTGTATTTGTATACAATCCATAAGCAGTATATTGTGATGTAGGATGTAGTATTTTAATGTCATTATGTGACTTATTTTTTGATATAATTAAATTATCGTAAGCATCCTCATAGTGCTCAATTTTGTTACAATATATGCCATAATAAAAATATGGTTCAGAACGTTCTGGAAATATATTGTTTGCTAATTTGTAATATTTTTTAAGTAACTCTTTACAAGTATCATTTGCTTGTGTATTTAATAATGCCAAATTAATATAACATTCATATAATATATTATTAAATCTTTGTTTAAAATTGTTATCTGTAATATTTTCGATATATTCAACACACTCATTAAACGCATAAATTGTATCACTAATTAATTTTTTTTCTTTTTTAAGATTTACTGCTTTATAATAGCAATTAATTATCTTATATTGTTCAGAAGCATTTGTATTTACTAGGCTCTGTGTAGCAATCGTATCAAATATATACACATTTTCGCAAATACTTTTATAACCAGTATTTATATATTGTAAAAAATCACTCATAATTGTAATTATATTAATATAAAAGTTTTTATATATTTATTTGTTTAATATATAAAAATAATTTGTTTTAATTATTAAATGGATATATTGCCTTCTATCGGTCTTAATATGATTGTCAAAAATGAAGCACATATTATTGAAAACACATTAAATAAGTTGTGTAGTAAAATATGTTTTTCATATTGGGTAATTAGCGATACTGGTTCAACTGATGGAACACAAGAAATAATCACAAACTTTTTCGCAAACAAAAATATTCCTGGTGAGCTTTATGATGATGAATGGAAAAATTTTGCCCACAATAGAACAAAAGCATTAGAATATGCTTATAATAAAAGTGATTTATTACTTATTTTTGACGCGGATGACGAAATAGTGGGAGATATACAATTACCTAATAATAAAAATACAATGGCTGATGGGTATAAACTAACATTTTCAGAAGGCTCAATGTCTTATTCGCGAATTTTGTTAATTAATAATAGAATCCAATGGATATATAAATCAGTTATTCATGAATATATAGAATGTTTGAAATCAAATGCTACGATTGTTGATTTAAATGGATATTATCATGTTGTTTCAGGTAGAAAAGGCAGTCGAAGCAATGATCCAGATAAATATTTAAAAGATGCGACTATTCTTGAAAATGCGTATGATGAATCAAAACTTATTGGTGATGGCTTATACCAACGTTATTCATTTTATTGCGCAAATAGTTACAAAGATGCAGAAAGGGTTGATGATGCAATTAAATGGTATAAAAACACATTAACATTAGATAATTGGAT